CGGTCGGCTTCCCATTTATATTCAGATTGTGGTGCCGGCGGTAATTGTTTACGTGCCATATTTATTTCCTCGTTCGTAAGGAGGAGCCCCAGATATGTTCCAGGGCTCCATTAATTATGTATTACAGATTGTTGATAAGTGCCGATTTACCAGATATCCAGTAAATAACGTCAGCGTTAACACCCGCCGGACTATTAGCACCTCCTGCAAGCAATACACCTAATACTTGATTGTTCAAGACCGCATCATTTAAGATGTTGCCATTAACACCAAGAATATATGAGGTATTAGCACCCACTGGAGCTACAATTGCACGGTTCCTCAAGCTGAAGCTATTAAGGAACGTAAATGCACTAAAGCCGGTAGAATCAATATTAAGCGTGATAGATGGAGATGCATTTGCGTTACTTACTGCGGTAATGGTACCGGTTAATCCATCGAGCTGAGTCATGCCATAGCCAAATGGTAGACTGAAGACCACTTCTTGCCCGACCACGTAGTTACTTGGTGTGGAAAGCGTGACAACCATTGGATTAGCTTGAGTAACATTGATGATGTAGCGGAATGGTGGGTACCACGGCGACCAACTTGCTGAGTTGTAATTGACAATACGATAGGTACCAGTTGCCGCACCATTAACAAATGGAGCTGTACCAAATACACCACCCAGACGGAATGAAGTATTGGGTGTCACTTGATCAACTACAAAATCCATACCATCTACTGAGTGCCCAGAGCTGATATTAAATAGTCGTACAATACTGCCTACGGCAAGACCCGTTGTCGTACCAGTTGAAATGACTGGATTTGTAGCACCTGTCGTATTGGTAATAGCAACTGCAGCGCTGAGCTGGTTATTCATGTTGCTAGAATCAAAGAATGTAAATCCAGCTCCGGCGGCTAATTGTGTTAACGTAGTAGCACCAGAGTTGCTAAATGCAATCCCCTGGCCATTGGGCATACCTACTTGAAAGTAGGCTTGTAATACGCCAGCACCTGCCGCTGCTATCTGCGTAAGGTTATAGGTTTGAATCCAATCAAACCCCGAAGGGATACTTAAAACTTGGTTAGCACCCGTAGAAGTAAATCTACCTTGTATGGTAGGTGGACTATATGCCATGATCGTCTCCTTAAATTACGGTGCATTGAAGATTATTAATCCATGCATCGTTCAAGATGCGTGCCGCATATGCAAACTTGTAGCCTAAGCTGAAGTTCTGCGCCAACGGACCATCATAAATAGCCGGACGGTAGATCAATTGATCCTTATATCCGTCTTGATATACGCAGCCATAGGCCTCTACGGCGACGCAAAATAGGTTATAGAGAGGGTTACCCATCCCAGAACCATTAAGTACTTTGGAACCGAGTGATGACAACATAAACCGGAAGTTCTTAACCGCACCATACTCAGCCTCAAGCAAGTTGCTTTGAGAAGGGTATTGTGATGCGTGTATGAACGCGGTCACATTTTCAATATCGGTAGAAAGATCAGTATGACCTAAGGCTAAAAACGCATTACGTACAGGGCCTGTCAGTGCTGTTACTTTTGTGACCTATTTTACTAGGCGGGCCAACCTCTTCGGATCAACCTCTCATACTTTCATATGAGGTCAGACTATCGCATCTCCTCACGGAGTCTCAGGATTTAGTCGTTCACGCTGCTTGCGCTTGCGCCTTATCACCCCGTAGGGCTTCCAAGTCAATTACCCAAGATTTTACTTCGGCACAAAGTTTACCGAATTTGTTTTGTGCTTCGACCATCGATATTAAGGTCTTGGCATCATTACCAATCATTTTGCTGTACACATCCTGTAAGTCAGCAGCTGTCAGCTCAGTAGGCGTATCGTTATTAAATCCATTCACGGCTGCGATGACGACAGCAGTGGACGCTAACATGTCTCTCGTCAGTTCATCTTCAGTTTCTCGAAGAGAAATGCCGAGTAATTTTGCAGCTTCATTAAGCACAGGTTCCTGAGTCTGAAGGGGACTATTACCTGTTACTTTCGTCTTTTGAACTACTGACTACTTTCGTAGCGGAATCGATGCTTCGATCGATTCTCCTTATATTTCTATAAGGTACGGACTATCGCTTAGCCATAATGGCTCCCAGGGACTTAGTCTCTCAGCGTGGACACTTACGCAGATTTAGTTTATAATGTACGTATACACTTTAATAGTAGGGGTACGTGTGAAAACTGGTATACATATATTAAAAGAACATTCGATCGCTGAAGCTGCGTATATGGCAGGTATAATTGACGGAGAGGGAAGCATTTATATTGGTAGCTACTCCAAGAACCATTCAACGGGTGTACATTACTATCAGACAGCTATTGAGATATCTAATACCGATGAACCTCTCATTGATTGGATTCAAACTACCTTTGGGGGTCGTAAAGCACTTTATACTCGAAATCAAACTCCCAAAAATTCTCGCAAACAAGTCTTTCGTTGGATGGCTACAGGCCTATTGATAGATCATGTGATCAAACTGATATGCCCATATATCATTACCAAAAAGAGACAATGTGAGATTATGCTTCAAATGCGAGAAACCTATAAAGAAACTGGGATGCGTAAAGGAAAGGCCTCTAATGAAAGAGTTCCTGACCGTATTATGAAAATTCGTGAAGAACTTTATAGGGAAATTCGATCGCTTCACTGTCGCAATTATACCGGCATGTGACCTTCGCCCTTGTCACCCTCGTCTTTACGTTAGGACTTCCAAGTCAATCACCGCGGGTTTAAAGCAGGCTCTTTTTTCAAACTCAAAATATGTCAAAGAACGTAAGTGAAACCTTAGTTAACCTGCTCATTTATTTGAACATAGGTCCCATAGAATTGCATCTGTGCATCTATATCAACTGCAGTTAAGTTTTGTGCCACTGGATCAATACCGGTAGGGCCCAAAGGAACAGTTGCTACTGATAATTTGTTATATCGACGGAATCTTTTGAATCGACCACCACCGCGCGGCAACGAAGATTTTTCAGCCGCGAGGGTATGGATCAAATAAGGAACTTTAACCGAAAGCAATCTGCGCCCGAGCGTTTGTTGCACGGCAGCAGGAAGCTGGGTGGTAGTTGTTATTGCCATAGACATGCCTCATTACTTGACGGACAAGCCGTCATAATAGTTTTACGATCACTACTACTACGGCTCGGCGAACGCCACAATGACGCCGATGATATGTATTGGCTCGGTGAACACCAGAAGACACCGATCCTACTACGCGCAAGGCTTGGTAGGATAAACTAAAACTAGAATGGGTGCGAGCGCTACACCCGAAGTATACGCCCACACTCATTCTAGACCAAAACGAACGGAAAGTTCAACAGTATTTGTTTATTACAACTAACCTCGAATGTCTCGCTCCATTGCTTCCCGTTCCCGCTGCATTTCATCCTCAGTCATACGCTGATAATCGTATGAATTTGCATAGGCGAGGGGTGATGCGCTGGCCGGACGGGGTTTTTGACTGTTAGCTTGTATTTTCTGCTTTATAGGCTCATAGTTTTGCTCTTGCCCGAGGCCAAGCTTGGTGAGAATTTTATAAGTTGCGTGCGCTTTAGACGCCATGTCCGGGTTAGAAGCAAGCGATGCTGCAATTTCCGGGTGCTCTTCACGCAAACGCGCGACATTTTCCTTGGTGAGGACCCGGTCGAAGTCGTTATACTGTGATCTAAGCTGATTGGCGGTAAACTGATCGTACAATGCTTGCTGATATTGGGCAACTTGCTCTTTGGTTTCCCGCAATTGCTTGTCCACGTAAGCCCGAGGGACAAAATCATGAGGGTCCAGCTGAGGCTCTTCAGGTTTTTGCGACTGGAGTTGTTGTGTCTTCTGCTGCAACAATAGTTCATAAAGTTGTTCCTTCTCACGTTCCGCCCGCTCTAAACTTTCACGCAATTTCTTGAAATGGCCACTTTCTTTTTGTTTCTGAGGTGGTTGTATTGGCTGATTAGAAATCGTTTGTCCTGAGCCATCCTCGTTTACATTTTGATCATCTTGGGCAAGTTGTTGATCGGCAAGTTGTTGTTGACCTGTTTCCTCTTGCGATATCTCTTGGTCCGGCTGTGCTTCATCAGCCATTTGAGCGATACGGTCGGTCAGTTCTTTATTTTCGTTCATACTACATTCCTTCGCTGGTTAAGATGATACGCGGTTGGTCCGCTTTTTCCCCATTAAGGTCCTTTGCTTTCTGATCGAGTGTTCCCGAGCGGAAATCGAGAATGAAGTTGAGCAAGTCCCGCTCTTCGGGGTCTATATCGAGTGCGTTATCGCAGTAAAACATGCAGGTATCAGCATCAGGTACCACCCATAAGAATTCGAGTCGTTCACAATCCCGAGTAAATCGGTACACGATCTGACTGTATGTGGGCGTCGGGCAGCTCACACGGGGAAACCACATCAAACGATGTACTTCATCAAAGAGTCGTTCCTTTTTAAAGAGCGCTACAATGTAAAAGTCTTTGGTGTAATACTTTTTTCCGCGTTCGAGGCATTCGATTAGATTATCTTCGTAGTCTTTGTTTGCTTCTTGGACGAGTTCTACCACGCTTACAATGCCTGGGTGCTCTTTTTGTCCGTTCTCTATGACCATTTCGCCGAGCGTTTTGGTACGATCGGGAGTGTTAATGGATAGGTGCTTCAGTCTGCTCATTTGTACTTTCCTTCGTTTCGATCCGACTAACGAGCTCGTGTATTTGATTTAGTCATAATTACCTTATTTGTGCTTCCTTTTGTGACGAGGAATTTTAGGCATACTAAACTTAAATTCACCTTTTTTTATCTTTTTCAGTGTCTCCAATTGCCGCATCTTTTTATGCGCAACTTTCTGCACAGGAGAGTTATATTTCAAAACTTTAGGGCTATCTTTGGTTGATTTAGAGGAGCTAACCTTATTTGCAGCCCATTTGCTCGGTTTACCACCCTTGAGTGAAAATTTAGTACGCTTAGTTACCAATTTTGGCCGCTTCATCTCCTTAATTTTTTTAAACATGGCGGTATCTTTATTTCTAAGTGCAGCATGGATAGCCGCAAGTTGTGCTTTTGAGCGTATTCTTCCCGTCTTTCCCTTGGGTCTATATTTAGGTACCTTCATTCGAGTAGCCATATTATTTCCCTTCACGCTCCATTTTTCGCTTCTTGAGCTGTGGGTATTTTCTGTAAACCGCACGACGTATTCCTGCAGGATCTGGTGCATAGTGCGCCCGAGCAAGGGCATTGCGTGCACGAGCAAGCGTATCTATAGGGAAGCTATATTTCGCAGCACCTCCCGAAGCGCCCGCAAAAGACTTCTTAGATACCGTCTTATATTTACCGGCACTTGATGATCCTTTCTTTGCGCGCATTTTTTCTTCAGCGCCATGCTCAACTTTAACGCCCTTTGCAACTGTAACTTTTTTTTTAGTTACTTTACGTTTAGTAGCCATCGGAGCCTCGCTTTGATTTCTTTTTCTTCTTGCGCTTAACCCTCCGAGATTCACTCAGTGCGATCGCAATCGCCTGTTTCGGGTTGGTTACCTCAGGTCCTTTTTTAGATCCGCTATGGAGCTCGCCTTCTTTAAATTCATGCATGACTTTCTCGATCTTGGCTTTACCCTTTTTTTTCTTTTTCTTCTTTGCGGTCGACTTCTGGTACTGCTCTTCTTTT